CGATGGCCGGGAACGAGCGAACGTTCGTCAGCGTTTCGATGTTGGTGGCAGTAGCGTAAAACGCAACATGCTCAGCCAGCGTATCAGCCGTTGTCGGGTCAGTGATAGCCGTCTTGTACATGGACAGCGCCGAAAAGATACCAGCGCCGATAGAAGAAATGTGAGCCATTATAGATCTCCGTAAATTTTGAAAATGATTGCATAGTCCGTCCGATAAAGAGGACAATTTGGGACTTTCCCCACTGGTTTCAGTAGAGAAGTGCCGAATTGTGTTCCGTTAGTCAGTGTCTTACCTTCAAAGAAACCATTCAGCGTATCAGCGATTTTAACTGTGTTTGTATCACCATCACCAGCCACAACATAGATTTCAAGCAAGAGAATCCCATTGATTCCCTTACCTGCGTAACCACTAGGGTCACTACGTCCAGGTAGGATATTGACTTTGACATAGGGTGGCCCAGCGGTCTCACCGACATAATTGTCAGGATAGCTAGGGATGCTCTTAGCCTTCCACTGAGGAGAGGCGAAGACACCATAGATGTCATTTTTAATTTTCTCAAACATAGCTACACCTTCACCAGTTCGAGCATAGTGACAAAATCATCAGACTTTGTAACATTACACTTGTACACTACACCAGCAACTGTGACCTGGGTATAACCCGAGAACACAATTCCAGCAGTCTTCACCATTAGGCTCAGGACTGTAACTGGTACACCATCAACTTTTCGAGTCTTTTGCTCGATATAGCCTCTGGTTGTGAAAGTAGAATCAATAGATACGACTGCATCGCTCCCAAAGTCAAACTCTTGAACAGACTTATTTGCAAAGATAACATCCTTAAGAAGGGAGTCAACTTTAGCGAAAGCCTTATCAACGGCAGATTGAACCTTAGTTGCAAGAGTCATCAGTTAGCCCTCCACCAAGAGGTACTACCCTTGCTATTAAGCAGAGGGCGAATGATCTTCTTGATAATCGATGGGATAACCGGGACAGGTTTGAAATCCGAAGCAGAGTCGCTCAACTGGATTGAACCCACCTTGATTGACTCAAAGGTTTGTTCAGTATTGTCCATGAGATTCTCATTGAGGAGAATGTGCATGGCCAGTTCACAGGTTGCGCGCACCAGCCGCTTGGGATATTCGGCCTCACTAATGGTTATTAGTCGGCCCATTGCCGGGTCCAGGTACACTGCCCCAGACCGAGGCCAGGTCAGTGCCTGACTGTCACTAACGGCAACACCAATGTATGGAAAGTCATTGAGCAACATTGAAGCAGTCATCAATGCCTTCTCTTTATCGTTGTCAACTGCAGTGTCCCATGCATCCGTATCGATACGGGTTGCAAAGTACAGATTAGCAGCTGGCAAATCGACAAAGGTATTTTCACCAATAGTAATTGCCATTAGCTAGCCTCCAATTAGGCGTGGAAGATCGGCAGAATGCCCAGATTCAGGTAGTCAGCCTTACGAGCCCACGAAGCGGCCGCGCCATACAGAGCGTTGGTCGCGAATGCATTGGTTGCGCCAGCCCAATTGTAGCCATAAGGATGGACCACGAAGCCATAACGGTACCACACGTTGGTCGAACCACCACCGTTGTAAGCCTCAGCATTACGCTGGACTTCAACAGGCGACGGCACCGGCACGTTGGTGAAGGAGATAGAACCCGGCTTAACCAGGAACGTGGTCTTCACGGAACGCGCATTGACGTTCGCACCAGCGTTGTTGCCTTGAGCAGCGCGGGTCAGCACCAGACGGAACTTACCACCGAAGATAGTTTGGAACGTCAGGTTACCATCGGACACAACAGTGGTGTCAACCAGGTTAGAGGCGCGCAGATCGGCCAGCACTTCCGGGCTGGTGATCATGTACATGAAGTCCGGCTCGTAGTCCTTGAAGGCCATACCGAGGGCACGGAACAGACGCTCACCACGGCTCGCACCAGCGGCGGTCGGGTCGATCAGCTTACGCTCATCACCAGCACCAGTGGCGGCGGCACCGAACACCGAAGCGGCGTTCAGGTCAACGAAGAAGCCAACACCACCAGCCGAGGCATCGGTCGTGAATTGGGTGATACCAGCACCACGGCTGGCTTCGTAAGCTGCGACACCCTTAAGGGTCGACAGAACGGCGCCATGCTCGTCCTGACCACGCATCTCAGCGAAGTCACGGGCGATTTTGGCCAGACCGTCTTCCTTGGTCACAACTTCTTGCATGTTGACTTGTTGCGCACCGAAGGTACGGACAGTCTTCACGAAGTTGGCGATATCAGTACCGATATCAGTGTAGGCGCCAGCGGCAGCAACGCTCAGAGAAGCGATGTTGATGTTAGGCGTCAGGGTTTTGTACCAGCGCATCTGGCCGATGAAGGACTCACCGGAGACGTCGATACGAGCGTCATTACCGACGATTTCCGTCGAGTTCAGCTTACGCTCAAAAGTGTAACGCTCATCCGAGTAAGCGCTAATGGCCAGGGCAACAGCCTGGAACATTGTATTAGTAATCATTTAATTCTCCTGATAATTACTTTGTATTCTTAATTGGAGGTCAGTTGTCCGAATTGACCACTCTGAGCTGCTTGGAGCAGTTCTTGGGTCGTCATCTCAGTGACCTTCTTGTTAACCTTACCAGCAGAGGCTTGGCCAGGGGCCGATGTACCACCACCACCGTTTTGTTTAGTTTCGAACAGGAATGAGTTTTGCTCATCCTTGCTGAATTGAGTAGCAAAATCCTTAATGGCAACGCCAGTCTTATGGACCCACTCACCCTTTTCATTCTGTTGGAGTTGGCCAACGATATCGTTGTACGCCATCTCACGGGAACGATCGTTACGGAACTTCATGTCCTTCATCGCATCACGGACCACGCCATCACGCTCATACTTGACCACTTTGTCCTTATAGACATTGAGGTCAGCAAGAGCTGCATCCAGTTTCATTTGCATGACTTCTGTGTGCTTACCGGCATCTTCCAGTGCTTTGATTTCGGCTTGCTTGTTCTTTGCTTCCAGTTCAGCAGCGCGAGCATTAGCTGCATCACGAGCCTTGAAAGCATTATCAAGCTTGTCTTTGATATCCTTAAGTTGGGCTTCGACTTGCGCGTTAACCTGGGCTTGAATTTCTTCAGCCGTGGGCTTATAACCTTCGTCACCGGGCTCCAGAACTTCCTTGCCATCTACGATTTTCATACTTATCTTCCTTTGTCACAGACAATTTTTTATTTTGTTATGTGTGGCACAGCCAAACATTAAGGCCCAATTCCATACCAGTCCATTCCCGGAGGAATAGGTTTAAGAATCTCTTCTCTAGTAATTTTATTAGGAGGATCGACTAATCCTTCTTCCTTCGCTTTATTCAACAAACGCTGATATGACTCTTTTGACATACCCTCGTCAACCATTGCTTTCAATGTATTTCTAATTGTATCACCCTCAAGTGAGTACGCATAGATTTCACGGAGAGCTTTCTTCGATGCCACAACATCACTGATACTTGTAAAGAAAGCATCGTGAATAGTTGTTGTATCGATATTGTTACGGCGACCCCACAGAATGAATTGTCTCACAATTGAGGCATCATTCATATGGTTACCATTAACTCCAAGACCAATACTTGCTCTGCTTATACTGGCCTTACCCTTGAGGTTCGCATCTTCGGCGGCATCCTCGTAAATATTACGGACTCTACGACCAGTCTGTGGATCAATAAAGTCGATCGAAGTCTGAATCTTTGGTCTGTAACGTTGGAAAAGTTTCTTTCCATCAAATGTGACCCAAGGTATATCTACCTTCTTTGTGTCATTGACGAAAGTCTTAGCGGCTTCTTTCCAAAACTGTACGAATGTCAGAGTAATCGGGGCGCGCTCGGCCAGGTGCTTGGACATAATCCGGCTAACTTCTTTGAAGTCATTCGGGCCAACCAGACCAACACGAACGTTCGTTAACTTCTCGACAAAGGCTCCCACATCAGGGTGGACATCCCGAGCTGCTTCCAATAGTTCCTGCCCCACGGGGACTTCACCATCTACAACTTCGGTAATCTCTTTCTTTAGGTTTTTAAGCTCGAATACAACATTATCAGCGCCGACATAAGTTGCATCCTTAATTGCTTTATCAATAGTCTTCATCACA